GGAATGGATGGGACAAGTCTCAACGATCACGGTTCAACGAGGTGTATTCGGCAATGCGCTTGAGTCCAAGTCTCTTTACACATCCTGATGCCATTACTATTTCTGCCGAACAATGGACGACAATCGCCTGGAATGCGGCATGGGTGGCAGCCGGTGCCTGAAATCAAAAGATTATACGGCGATGGAATTACGAACGATACCAAGGCCTTGCAAGCATTATTAGATGGCGAATCGGTGATCATGCCTGATGGCAAAACAGTACAGCAAGCTGGTGTGATTGCTTTACCTGCTGGTACATATGTAATAGACGCTACGTTGCGAATGAATGCTGATAATCGCCTCAGTACCCCACACGGGTAGTCATTTCCTGATCAATCTCATTGATTACTCGATATTACGGGATGAGTCGGAGATCAAACACGCAATGGAAAGGAATCACAGGGTCTATCGCTTTCACCACGTCTATGGCGGTGAGTCTATGGAATGGCTGCTGAAATACGGTAAGATGGCACCGATTATCAGTCCGTTGAGACATCCAATGTCTGTAGCACAAAGCTGGAAAAACAGGGGCAAGCCGATTATCGAACACAAGGTTCATGCACCAATGATCGAGTTATTTCATGCCCTGATTGAGCTTTCAAGGCAGGTGAGGATGTACTTTCTACCATTGGACCATCCGAACAGAGAACGCTACCTCAGACGCATCTCAGAGCTTGCGGGTCGCACCTTCAAGACGCGTTGGGAACGATTCGGACCCGTACCATCCAATCCCCACCAAGAGTTGACAGCGGCTGAGATTGAGGCTGTGAACGTCTTGATGATTGACCCCTTTTTCAAGGAATACTATGGAGGTGAGGAATGCCTCATCTAGCGAAAGAAAGCGCAGCCGATCGTAAGGACCGGCAGAAATGGGAGGCTGAGAGTGACTTACGACATCTTCGGGAAGTTGAAGATATCAAGAGAGATCCGGCCCGCATGGAGCGGGCACAAGTTCTTGCCCAAAAGGAAATGCGAGCGCTGAAGAAAGTCGGTGGCAGGCCCAGAAAAACAACGGCACGCAAGAAACGCTGATATGGCATTCCCCGGCATCAAAAAAGGCAGACCATCTAACGCCGACAAAGCACAGGAACTCATCCGTGAGATAACGGATCGCTACAAAGTGTCGGTCAGCGCTGAGGATGATAATCGCAGAGCACAAATCAGCGATCTAAACTTTACCTATGACAACACCCAGGGACGTGAGGGTCAGAGCGGTCAGTGGGAATCAGCCATTCTCACTAAGCGCAAGGGTAGACCGAACTATACTTTCAACCGAACCATAGGGGCTGTAAACCAGGTTATTGGTGATCAACGACAGAACAAGCCATCGATCAAGGTTCGTGGTGTGGACTCAGAGGCTGATCCTGATACGGCCGATGTATTCACAGGGCTGATTCGTAATATCGAGAACGTGTCCGATGCCGATACTGCATATGACACGGCATTCAAGTTTGCAGCAGCAGGTGGTTATGGCTGTTGGTTGGTCGAGCCTGAATTTGAGACTGACCTTGGCTTTGACCAGGAGATTAAGATCAAGCGTGTAGCCAATCCCATGACCTGGTATGTGGACCCTCACGCAACGGATTTTTGTAAACGTGATTCACGTTATTGGATTGGCACCGAACGTATGCCTAAAGAGGAGTTTGAAGCACAGTATCCGGGTAAAGCCACCTCAAGTATTCATGCAATGGACCGACACGACTCAAGGCTGTGGTTTACCGATGAGGAGGTGCGGATTGCGATCTATTACAAGAAAGTGCCGAAAAAGAAGATTCTAGCGCTGCTATCAGATGGTCGTGCGGTTGAATATGACAAGGATATTCAGAGCATTGAGGACGAACTTAAACCACTTGGTATAACAGTCGAGCGTTTTCGTGAGGTCAAATCGCACATTGTCCGTTGGGTGAAAGTCTCGGGCGTTGATATCCTTGAAGGTCCGATTGATTACAACTGGCGTTATATTCCTGTAGTCCCGGTATATGGACGGAACATTAACATTGAGGGCAAGGAACTTCTTGAGGGAGTTGTAAGGCACGCCAAAGACGCTCAAAGAGTCTATAACTACGAGATGTCAACAGCGGTTGAAGTAACTGCCATTCAGCCCAAAGCGCCATACATGGCAACACCCAAGATGATCAAAGACCATGAGGAAATGTATCGCACGGCAAACGTCAAGAATTACCCCTATTTGTTATACAACATTGATCCTGAATCACCACTAGCCAAGCCCTCAAGAGAAGCCCCTCCGGACGTTCCGATTGCTATTCTTTCCATTGCACAAGCTGCAGCAGCCGATATCGATGCCACCACTGGTTTTAAGCGCCAGTCGGGCCTTGAACAACAGCTATTAGCAAATGATCCATCGGGCAGGGCTTTGATCGAACAACGTCGTCAGGGTGAGGCGGGTGATTTTGAGTTTATGGATAATCTTGCTAAGGCAATAAAGTTCACAGGTCAGATACTGGTTGACATGATTCCACAAGTCTATGACACCGAACGTCAGTTACGTATTATCGGCCAAGACGGCAAGGACGAAATGGTTACAGTCAACACCGAGGTCAAGGACAAAGACTCCGGCAAGATGGTGAAGATGCACGATCTTCGCCAAGGCCGATATGATGTTGCCGTTGATGTTGGCCCTAGCTTTATGACACAACGTCAGGAAGCAGCAAACATGCTGATCCAGTTATCCGGCAATAGTCCGATAGTTGCACAAGTGACACCTGACCTGATTGTCAAGAACCTGGATATGACTGGTGCTGACGAACTTGAACAACGTCTCCGCGGCGTTCTTATCCGACAGGGTGTTATTCAGCCAACTGAGGAAGATAAAGAGAACATCCAGCAGCCTGATCCACAGGCGCAAGAGATGCAGCAAATCGTACAACGTCTTGGTGTAATGCGCCTGGAGCTTGAGAACCTTGAGAAACGTGCTAGTATTGCCAAGGATGAAGCGACTGCCGAGGAAACTGAAGTGGATACGGCAGTCAAACTTGCAGAGTTTATTGATGGAGATGCTGATCCAAAGACACGGGTTAGTGTGAGTTAACACGTCACATGGACGAGAAACATGCCTGATACGCCAGCCGACGAATCGGTGACAGAAGATCCGCCCAAGGTCGAAACCTTGCCCGCTGATACGCCCAGCGATGACCCTACGGAGAAACGTCCGTCAAGGGCCAGGGAGCGCATACATGGCCTGGTTGAACAAAACCGTGCTGCGGTTGAATTTGCAGATATGCAGAAGAGCCGCGCCGAGGATGCCGAGGCTAGACTGAAGGCGCTACAAACGCCTGCACAAGCCGACGCTATGCCGAAGCTCGCAGACTTTGAAACGCCTGAGCAATGGGCGGAAGCCACGACTGCTTATGCCAATATACAAACGGGTAAGCAGGTCAAGGAACAGGTAGCCACCGCATTGCAACAGTTTGGTATCGACAAATCGGCTGCGGAGCGAGAGCAGAGTTTTCAGGCTGCTTTAGCTAAAGAGGCGGATAAACATGAGGATTTCTGGGATGTTATCAGCGACCCATCGGCCACGTTCCTTAACGGGGCATTGCTTGATGCGGTCAAAGATATGGAAAACCCCGGTGCTCTCATTTACCACCTCAATTCAAATCCTGCAGAAGCTCGTAAGATCGCTACTTTGGGAAGCCCCGCAAGAATAGGGGCCGCTCTTGGGAAAATCACGTTGGGAAAATCAAGCCAATCTGTCACAACGAAGGCTCCAGATCCGCCAGAGAATTTAGGCGGTGGTCCCAGCGGCGACGTGAACACCAAAGACATGTCCACCAAGGAATATATTGAGTGGCGTGTCAAAGTACGCGAATCGCGGAGACACGGAGCCTCCTAGTTTGGAGGCTTAAATGGCTAACACAAACCTTACGATTGACGAGATCACCCAATCGGGATTGATGATCTTGCATCAGAAGCTGCGCTTTCTCGGCGGTGTTGTCAGGGATTACGATGATTCCTATGCTGTAATCGGTGCAAAAATCGGTGATACCCTGAGAGTTCGTCTGCCGAACCAGTACACGGTTCGTACCGGGCGCACAATCGATGTGCAGGATCAGACCGAACGCAAGGTTGACCTGCAGGTAGCAACGCAAAAGGGTGTTGATGTCGAGTACACGTCAGAGGAACTGGCGCTTGATATCGATGAATTCGAGAAACGCATTTTAGAGCCGCAAATGTCGGTTCTGGCTTCTGTTATTGAGGCCGATGCACTTCAGACCATGACCAAGGAAGTCTATCAACTCGTTGATGACGATGGTGCTGCGTTTGATTTTCATACCGTGATGCAGGGTAAGCAAAAGCTCGACGAAGCTTTGGCCCCTGAAGATGAGCAAAGGACAGCTCTGCTTTCTCCGGGACATTCCACGACCCTGGTCGATCAGTTGAAGGGACTCTTTAACGACCGCCAGGAAATTTCGCGGATGTTCAAAGAAGGCGTTATGGGTCATAGTGCTGGGTTTGATTTCGTGCAATCAACGCACGTTATTGATCACACCACAGGCACTGGTGCTGAGGGCGATACCAGTTACAACATCAATGGTGCGAACCAGACTGGTGCGACGATTACTGTCGATACCGGAACGACTACATTTGCACTTGGTGATGTTGTTACACTCGCCGGTTGTAATCGCGTTCATCCAGAAACGAAAGTCGATACCGGTGTGCTGCAGCAATTCGTTATTACTGCCGCCGCCGCCGCTACAGCGACTTCTCTGTCGATTTCGCCATCAATTGTTATCACTGGTGGCAATCAGAACGTCTTTGCTTCACCGACGAACGCTGGTGCAGTGAATAAGATTGGTGCCGGTAATGCGGAACTTCTGAACGGTACGCTGGTGTATCACAAAGAAGCCTTTGCTTTTGCAACGGCTGACCTGAGATTACCCGGTGGACAAACGATTGCCTCACGACAGAACTTCGAGGGAATCAGTATGAGACTCGTTCAGGGGTATGACATCACGAACGACTCGTTCCCGCATCGCTGGGATGTTTTGTACGGATTCAAGGCAATTCGGCCAGAACTCGCAGTTCGATTGCACGCTGACGGCTAAAGGAGGCTATTATGGCAGAGCAATTAGTAGGTAGAGGTGGGCCGGACGGTGCAACCTTTGGTTCCAGTATTACGGAGCTGATTTCCTTTTACGGAGATACGCCCATTGCACAACGAGCGGCCGCCGCACAAGGAACTTCTCTTGTCGGTACCGCTTCAAGTACCGCAATCGATACTGATGTAAAGGCGGCGTTGATCGAGGTAATGGATACCCTGGCGGCGCTGGGGCTTTGGAAAGGATCGGCCTGAAACTATTACACATCGGCTGTGGTAACGCCGAAGCACCACCTTGGTTGCGGGATCATATTGAGACGCGAGTTGACGTTGATCCCGCAATTGATTGTGATATTCATGCAGATGTCAGGGACCTTGGCGATATAGGCGAATACGATGTTGTGTATTGCTGTCACATGCTCGAGCATTTGTATCCACATGATGTCGAGGTTGCATTGCGGGAGATTCTGCGAGTATTACTCCCTGGTGGGTTTGCGGCAATACTTGTTCCTGATCTTGAGGACATTAAGCCCACCGATGAGACGGTTTATGATTGCCCGAGTGGCCCGGTGGCGGGATTGGATATGTTCTATGGATATCGTTGCACCATTAAGGAGAATCCATACATGGCACATCACACAGGATTTGTCGCCGATACCATGTCCAAAGCTTTAGATAGCGCGGGGTTTTCAAAGTACAAAACGAAACGTTTACCAGGGTTCAATCTTTTAGGAGTCGGTGTTAAATGAAAGTCGCATTCTGCACACCCTCACTGGAAGGTCCGACCAAACCGTATATAAAAGCACTTGAAGCTTCGATTCCGCTGATTATCGAGGCGGGTTGGGAAGAATGCTATGTACAGGAGATTGGTTGTCCCTATATTTCTGCGGCAAGGGCGACTATGACACGAAAAGCATTGGATGCTGGTGCTGATGTATTCGTTTATCTCGATTATGATCTTTCCTGGGACCCTGAAGATTTGTTGACCCTGATTGAGACAGAGGGTGATTGTGTTGCCGGCACATATCGTTACAAAAAAGACGAAGTTGAATACATGGGCAGCATCAACAGCGATTCAAACGGTCGCCCACGATTGCGTTGTGCCACATTAACCTCGGATGCGGACGGTTGTATTAGTGGACACACTATGCCAGCAGGGTTTTTGAAACTTACGCGGGACGCTATTCGCAGATTCATGCGGGCGTATCCGAAATTATTGTATGGACACCCTGATAAGTATACTGTGGACTTATTCAATCACGGCGCGCATGAGGGTGTTTGGTACGGTGAAGACATGGCATTTGCACGAAACTGGAGGGGTTGTGGTGGTGAGATTTGGATTGTGCCCGATCTTAATTTGAATCATCATAGTATTGACAAGGTTTATGAAGGTAATTATCACGAGTTTCTGTTGCGCCAACCAGGCGGATCAGAGCATTTGAAAGCAGTAGGAGAATGACATGGTACTTGGAGAAGAAGCATTCGGGGTAGCAACTTCGTACGCGGTAATTGATCGGCTAACGCATCGAACCGGTGGTGAAGCCGGGTTTTACGGCACGACACCGATTACACAACGAGCTGCAGCGGCACAAGCAACATCTTTGGTTGGTACTGCATCGAGTACGGCAATTGATACTGATGTCAAAGCCGCACTTATTGAGGTGATGGATACGCTTGCAGCACTTGGGTTGTGGAATGGGGCAGCATAAGTGCTTTCAACACTTACAGTCAGTGATGTACTGACTCAAGCCTTACGAGAAATACGAGTCATTCGAGCTACGCAGACATTAGCTGCTGACCAGTTGGCTGACGGTATTACATACTTGAACCAGATGATGGCGGACTGGGAGGAAGACGGTATTGAACTCGGTTGGTATCCGGTGACACAAGGGTCTGATACTTTACGCATTGAGGCCAAGAACGAAATTGGCGTGATGTTTAATCTTGCCATTTTGTTAGCCGGTCAATACGGAGCGCCGTTACAACCGACAACGACTGCTAAAGCCAACCGGACGTTTCGCAGATTAGAGAGAAGCACTATCGAACTGGTTGAGGTTGATTTGTCGGACCTACCGAGAGGTCGTCGCGAGAGGTACAATATCAGAACCGACGAGGGATGACATGCCTGAGTTGCCTTTACCGGTTACGACTTATAAAACACGAGCACCACGAGCAGGTGTGTCGCGCCTTGTTAACTGCCGAATAGAACCAACAAGAGAAAAAGGCCAACAGGCATTACTCGGTTCTGAGGGCCTGTCTGCTTTT